CGGCCACGCCGCGGTCTTTGACCAGCTCTCCGAGGAGCTCGGCTTCTTCGAGTCCTTCCGGGAGATTATTAAGCCCGGCGCTTTCGCCGAGACCTTGAAGACCGCCGATGTCCGGGCGCTCTGGAATCACGACCCTAACTTCCCCTTGGGCAGGGTCAGAGCTAACACCCTCAGACTGGCCGAAGACGCCGTTGGTCTGGCGGTCGAGATCGACATGCCGGACACCGACTATGCCAGAAACATCCTGGCGCTAGTCGAGCGTGGAGACGTTAACCAGATGTCTTTCGCCTTCGGCGTCCCTCAAGGCGGTGAGGATTGGAAACGCTCCGATGACGGGTTGATCCGTGAGCTCAAGACCGTGAATTTATTTGACGTTTCTCCAGTCACGTTTCCAGCCTACACACAGACCGATGTGGGAATCAGAAAAGAAATCCGCGGGCTTGCCGAGCAATTATTTTCAGAGCGCCAAGTCTTCGAACTGCAATTGCTGAAGGAACCTCTCACCGACGAAGACGCCCAATCAATCGCCCGGGATCTCCGCTATGACTCCTGGGATGAGTGCATATCTGACCAGTTGAAGAAAGGTTATTCCCAAGAGTCGGCCGACAAGATCTGCGGCATGATCAAGGCGGAATACGGCGGCGCCTCTTTGAAGCCGGTTATCCTCTCTGCCCGCGAGATCATTCTCAGGGCGCGCAAGCAGTTTACCAATGAAGAGATGAAAGAGATGGCGGAACTGGCGGCCCGCAAAGAGCGGCGGATCGCCCTGTGTGAGGGGCGGGAGCCGAAACCTGAACCAAAGCAAGACCCGTTGAGTTACAGCGAAATCATCAAAGAGGCGAAGCGAAACAGCAAACTTTCAACCTAAAGGAGAGGAGCCCATGAGCCAGTTAAATATTACCGAGCTGAAGCAGCAGCGCGCGCGGATCGTCACGGAAATGCGGGCCATGCAGGACCGCATCGACGAGGACGGCAAGGAGAGCGGCGAGGATACCGAGAAATTTAACCGGATGGAAAAAGACATCCGGGCGTTGGAAATCCGCATCGAGCGCGAGGAGCGGCTCCAGGAGGAAGAGGCCAAGCTCACCAAGACCAACGGCCACCATTTGAGAACCGGCAACTCTCCCGATGGCATCATGTGGGATGGCATCAACTATCCCAAGATGGGACAAATCCGGATGCCGACTCAAGCGGAAGTCGATCGCCGCGCTTCTTTCGCTCTGCAAGGCTGGCTCATCGCGGCGCAACCCAACGCAAAGATCACCGAAGAACATATTGAGTCGGCCAAATTCTTCGGCTTCGATGTCCGCGACAAAGAGATCCCTTTGCCGGTCATCAAAAATTACCGCCACTATAAAAAGCTGCGGCAAATGGAATTCCGGGTCGGCTTAACCACATCGCCGACTGGCACCGACGGCGGCAATATCATCCCCGAGGGATTCGTCTACGCGCTCGAAGAAAGCTTGCTGGCTTTCGGCGGCGTGCGCCAAGTCTCTGACGTGGTGCGTACCGATACCGGCAACGATCTGCCCTGGCCGACCGTCAACGATAACGCCAACAAGGGCGAAATCATCGCCGAAGGTCCGACCGGAAACATCGGCGCTTCCGTTGATCCGGCATTCGGTCAAGTCATTTACAAGGCGTTTAAGTATTCAAGCAAGCCGATCTTAGTAAGCTTCGAGCTGCTGCAAGATTCCGCTTTTGATCTCGGTGCGCGCCTGGGCGAGATGTGCGGCACCCGCATCGGGCGGATCCAGAATGATCATTTCACGACCGGCGCCGGGACGACATTGCCCAAAGGTGTGGTCACCTCGGCGAGCGCGGGCAAGGTCGCGGCAGACGATATCAATCTGCTCGCTGACGAATTGATCGATCTAGAACATTCTCTGGATCCTGCCTATCGTCCAAATGCAAGCTGGATGTTTCACGATCAGGCGTTGGCAAAGATCCGCAAGTTGAAGGTCGAAGTCGGCGCCAACGTGGTCGGGGATTATATCTGGCAGCCCGGCCTCCAGTACGGAGTACCTGATCGGATTCTTGGTTACAGATACACGGTCAACCAGTCGATGGCTTCCACCTTCGCCATCAACGCGAAGATGGTTCTATTTGGCGATTTTTCGAAATACAAGATCCGCGACGTGGCGACGATCAGGCTCAGACGTTTGGATGAACTTTATGCCGCTACAGATCAAGTTGCATTTGTGGCCTTCATGAGGAGCGATGGCCAGCTTTTAGATGCAGGTACAGATCCTCTAAAATACCTAGCGATGGCCGCAAGCTGATCCGAGGAGATTCTTCCGATGAGAGTCGTCTGTCTTGTGGACGTCATCAACGGGAGCGGTATCGAAGAGCTGGCGGGCGTCACATGCGCCCACGAAACGCCGATCGATCTCCCGGAAGATAAAGCGCTGCGGCTTCATGCCCGTGGCATAGTTCGGATCATCAGAGAAGATTCGCCTCCAAAAACGGAAGAGATCGAAACGACTGCGGCGCCGCCGGCTCCTGAGCGCGCGGTGTCCAAGCGCGGGGCGCACGGCCGCTTCGTGAAAGCATCGCCGGAAATGGAAACTACGGACAAACCCGAAACGGAAACGGATGAAGAATGCTAACCAGACTTATGTCCTGGTGACGCCGCCGAGCCAGGAACCGATTGGCGATTACGATGCGCTGAAGACTCATCTACGCGTCGACACCGACGCCGATGATTTGTTGTTGCAGGATTATGTCAAGGCCGCTCGCGCTTACCTCGAGAAGATCGCCAACGTCATGCTGATGGAGCAGACCTGGGAGCTTCATCTGGATTGCTTTTCTTCGGTGATCGAGATCCGCCGCCGCCCTCTGACGGTCGTAGAGTCGGTCGGCTACTATGACTCCGACAACGCGCTGCAGACCCTGGACCCTTCCAGTTATCATGTGGACCTCAACTCGTTTTACCCACGGATCGGCTTGATGAGCGGCCAGCTCTGGCCGACGACAGCCCAGCGTTTCGGAGCCGTGGTCGTGCGCTTTAGCGGCGGTTGGGAGAATCCCGAACAGATCGATCCGATCTATATCCAGGCTTTGAAACTCCACGTGGCGCATCTCTACGCCAATCGTGAAGCGGTCAGTGCCGACTCAATGGAAAAGGTGCCGATGGGTTATGACAGCCTGATAGCGACCGAGCGGAGAATACCGGTATGAAGAAAGTAAAAACTAAAAAGGCAAAAGGCAAAAATAAGAAAGGCAAAAAGCAAAAGTTAAAAAATGCAAGCGGGGCAGTTGAGACACAGAGTGACGATTCAGCAGGCGAGCGAGTCGCAGAACTCGGTCGGTGAGGCGGTCAAAAGCTGGGCGTCGGTGGCGACGGTCTGGGCGCGGGTGAATCCGCTTCGCGGCACGGAATATCTCGCGGCCATGCAGGCGAAAGCCACGGTCGATACCCGGATCACGATGCGCAAGAACGCCTTTCCCGGCCTGACTCCCAAGCACCGGATAGTGTTTGGCGCGAGGGTGTTCGACATCGAGGCGGTGATCGATGTGGATGGGCTCGGCGACGCGATGGAAGTCAGCTGCAAGGAGCAGGCGTAAACGATTGAAGCTGGAGTATCGGTTTTTCCATTATGACAATTCTCTCTCATAAGCGTTCATCTGGAAAATACTCCAGATACTCCAGGTACTCCAAAAATAAAGGCAAAAGTAAAAAATGATAGTCGAGGTCAAGAATCTTAAAACCGAGATGTACAAGCTCCGGAGCCGCTTCGTGAAACTGGAGCAGGTGGCGATCGGCGAAGCGCTAATGGAAGCCTCGCAGCCGATAGTTCAAGCGGCGCAGGCCAAAGCGCCGCGCCGGACAGGCCGGCTTGCCGGACGGCTCGGGCCGACGCTTTCCAAGCAGCGCGGCCGGATCAATGTGGCCGTCGGCGCGATACGGCTGTCGCGTAGCGATAAGGGATTTCCTTACTGGGACCGTTTCCAGGAGCGCGGCTTTACCGCAGTCGGCAGGGCGAAAAAGAATTCGCCCGCCCGGCAATCGGCCAAAAAGATCCCCGGCAAGCATTATCTCGAACAGGCCGGGCGCGATTCTTTCGATCAGACCTCGAGGATCTTTGCCGACAGGATTTTCAAGAGCTTCGCCGAGATTCAAGCGGCGGGCGAAGCCGCAGGCATCGTATGACGGACTCTAGTGATGCTGATCGAAGAGGCATTGTATCAATTCTTGATGACTAATCTTGAAGTGACCAACATCGTGTCGCAGAGAATTTATCCGGTGACGATGCCGCAGGCGACCCCCAACGGTGCCTCTTATCCTGCTCTGGTCTTCGGCCTGGAGCGGCGCGAGCGCAGACAGAGCCATAACGGGCCATCGAATCTTGTGGAATCCGGCTACACGGTGAGCTGCCTGGGCTCAGGCTACTTCGAGACCAAGACCCTGGCGGACAAGGTGCGCCTCGCGCTCAACGGGCAGGCTTTCGGATTGGCCTCCGTATTCGGCAAGCAAGTCAAGGGCGTCTTCGTTGACAACGAGAACGACGACTATGTCTATGATCAAACGGAAAATTTATCGCTCTATCATGTCCCGTTGGCGCTGGTGATCCAGCACGAAGAGGACCTGGCGTAAAAGGAGAAAAACAGATGTCTCAAGGATTGTGGGCGATAGGAACCAAGCTCGAAATCGAAGACCCCGATACTCCGAATACCTTCAATCAATTCCCCGAAGTCATCACGATGGGTTTCAACCGCGGCACGCGCGATGACATCGATCTGACCAACCACGACTCGCCGCCGCCTTTCACCGAGTACGTCAAGGGTTTCGCCACCGGTGCCGAAATCACGTTTACCTTTAACGTGATCCCAGGCAATACAGTTCAGCAGGATCTCGAAGACTATTGGCTTTCGGAAACTCCGTTCAAGG